AATTTATGGTAGAATGTTATTCTATTCAAGAGACTTCTCTTACGAGAGTAATGAGAAAGTCTCAAAAAGGTGGAATGGCAATTATGTCTGCCCAGAGGGGGGATAAATCTAAAAAAGAAAACAAAGCCCGCTCAAAGCAACTTGAAAAAGATGTAAGGGGTGCTGGTCTTCCTGGACCTACCAAAGTTTCTGGACGATATACAGAAAATCCTGGAACTTCGCAAGAAAAGAAAGTGGGTGAAAAATCTCATATCATTACTCCTGGTAAGAAAGGTAAGAGAAAGTTTAAAAAAGCAATTGAAAAACTTGGTAAAAAGTATGACCAAGACTCTGTATTGATTCAACGCAAAAAAGGTGGAGAATCAACTCTTAAAGGAACTTCAAAAACTTCTTGGCCTGGAAAGGGAAAGAATGTTAAAATAGGAAGTATGAAACCTGGTAGAACTGGTGAGTTTGATACCAAAGTTAAGAACAAAACATTTACAGTTGAAAAATGAAATCTAAATTCCCATTTGACCACGTAGTCAAATCTGATACAAAAGAAGTATGGGTAAAATGTGATAGTGCAATCACTGCGATGGGGATTGGGACTATCGTCAAACAATTCTATCCAGGATACACTACTCATATTGCGAGTGAGAATTATCTGAATGAGTTGAGAAACCAGTTGGCCAACTGACCACTCTGCCCCAACTCTGCCTCACTCTGCCCTTATAATGGCTTCAGTGAAAAACACACATCATGTCCCGCATTCAAATGACCGACGACCAAATTCTTGCCGATCTCAAAACTACTTTTGGTGTAGAATTTACCGCTGCTGATGTTCGCGGTTTTTGTGCATCAAAAGGAGTTTCATACCCGACTGTTACCAAGCGTCTAGATCAGTTCAAAGTTGGTCGTGGTAAGTGGAATTTGGAAGTCACTCAACAAAAAGTTGATGAAATTGAACGCACTTTCCAAGCTCCCGCTGTAATCCCTCCTGTGGAACAAAACCTTATTCCCGATAAAGATGATACCTTCGTCAAGTTTGGTAATTTCAACGATATTAAAAAAATTATTGAATCCCGTCTTTTCTATCCTACGTTCATTACGGGTCTTTCGGGTAATGGTAAAACGTTCAGTGTTGAGCAAGCATGTGCCCAACTTAAGCGCGAACTAATTCGTGTAAACATTACCATCGAGACTGATGAGGATGATCTGATCGGCGGTTTCCGTCTGGTCAATGGTGAAACTGTTTGGCATAACGGCCCTGTGATTGAAGCACTGGAGCGCGGCACTGTCCTGCTGCTAGATGAAATCGACCTTGCTTCTAATAAGATTCTGTGCCTGCAATCTGTTCTGGAAGGTAAGGGTGTCTTCCTGAAAAAGATTGGTCGCTTTGTGAAACCTGCCGCAGGTTTCAACGTTGTTGCCACCGCAAACACTAAGGGCAAAGGTTCTGACGACGGTCGCTTTATCGGCACCAACGTGCTCAACGAAGCATTCCTTGAGCGTTTTCCTGTGACTCTGGAGCAGGAATATCCCACTGCTAAAATTGAGTGTCGCATTTTGCAAGGTGTTGCTAAATCTGTTGGTGTCGATGACTTTGCTTTCTGTGAGCGACTTGCAGATTGGGCTGATATCATTCGTAAGACATTCTATGATGGTGGCATTGAAGAAATCATCAGCACCCGCCGCTTGGTTCATATCATTCGTGCTTACAGCATCTTTGGTAACAAGGCAAAAGCAATTGATGTTTGTACGTCAAGATTTGATGATGAGACGAAGATGGCTTTTATTGAACTCTACGATAAAGTGGATGCTGACTTTCAGATGCCTACCGAAGTCTCAAATGAAGTTCTCCCACACATTGACCAACCCGCTCCTTTCTGATATAATTGGGGAAGGTAAATTATGGCCCTTCCCTTTTATTATGGACGAGTATCCTTATTCTGAATACCAATTCACCCTGTCTCAAAATGAAGAGACGGGAATGCTTAATTTGACAAAAACCCCCGTTATGAGTGAAACCAAAAACAATCTTTGGAAATACAATGAAGATAAAATCCTGAAAGACATTCAGGACTATGTGACCAGTACTTATGGCAGTCACTATTGTGGTCACAATCAAGATGATATTCAGACTATTGATCTGATGGCAGCAAAAGATCTAGCAGTGTCTTTCTGTCAGGCAAATATTCTTAAGTATGGAAGCCGTTATGGTGATAAAGACGGACGTAATAAACGCGACTTGATGAAAGTCATTCACTATGCTATGCTACTGCTTCACTTCGATGGACATTATTCTCGTAAAGATAATGGACTTACTGAATTTCGTTGATCATGAAACTGAAAGACAAAACTATGAAACTCTCTGACAAAACTGTAAACCTTCTGAAAAACTTTTCGAATATCAATCAGTCGATTCTGATTAAGGAAGGTAAACAACTTCGTACTATTTCTGTGATGAAAAATATTCTCGCAGAAGCAACAATCGAAGAAGAATTTCCCAAAGACTTTGGTATCTATGATCTTAACCAGTTTCTGAATGGTCTGTCACTTCATCAAAGTGCGGAACTCGATTTTCAGAATGATAACTATGTTGTGATTCGTGAAGGTAAATCTCGTTCCAAGTATTTCTTTGCAGATCCAAATGTAATTGTTGTTCCTCCCGACAAGTCTATCAATCTTCCCACTGAAGATGTTTGTTTTGTTCTTGATACTAAGGAACTGGATAAACTCCTGAAGGCAGCTGCTGTGTACCAACTTCCAGATCTTTCTGCAATTGGTGAGGCAGGTGTAGTCAAGTTGGTTGTACGTGATAAAAAGAACGATACATCTAACGATTTCTCAATCGTAGTTGGTGAAACTGACGATAACTTTGTATTTAACTTTAAAGTGGAGAACATTAAGATTCTTCCTGGTTCGTATGAAGTGGTTGTCTCTTCTAAACTTTTGTCGCGCTTTACTAGTACCAATCACGATCTCTGCTATTATGTAGCTCTTGAACCCGATTCTACTTTTGGATGAACATTTTTGTAACCAGTCCTTTTCCTGCAGAAAGTGCAATTTGTCTTCCAGACAAACACATAGTTAAAATGCCACTTGAGTGCTGTCAGATGCTTTCTATCGTGGCATCCAAGTGGTATCACAATTATGGAGAAATTCATAAAACTGATGGCAATCCATATTCAACTGCAAAGGGTGCGTTTCGCAATCACCCATGTACACAATGGGCAGCAAAGACAATTGATAATGCCTATTGGCTTATTAAGTGGGGATTGAACTTGTGTGATGAATACACTTTGCGCTATAATAAAATACATGCATGTCAAAATGCACTTGTAGAGTCATATTATTTGTTTCCTAAAGGAAAACTTACTAACGTAACGCCATTCGCAAGAGCAATGCCTGAAGAGTGGAAATATGATACTAGCATTGACACTTTTACTGCTTATAAGATGTATATTGCATCTAAACCTTGGGTTGCAACTAATTATCTTCGTATGCCACAACGAAAGCCAGAATGGATTTAAAATGAGTTCAACAGATAAATTCATACACCCACAATATCCAAGATTAAGTTGGTTGCGAATTGTTGGTAATACATTTTTTATTATAGGATATGCAGTAATTCTTTTTAATAGTGTACAACTTGGAATTTATTTTAGATTGTTTGGAAATCTATTATCATTTCCATATTTTTACAAAGTGAGGATGTGGGACATGATGACTATTCGTAGTTTTTTTGCTATCATAGAACTAGCAAAGCTTATTGAGATTTTCTTTTTTTGATTATGAACAGCGATTTTATTTGGGTTGAAAAGTATCGTCCCAAAACAATTGAAGAATGTATTCTTCCCGAAAGTATTAAGAAAACCTTTAGCGACTTTCTAAATAAGGGTGAAATTCCAAATATGCTTCTTGCTGGTCCTCCTGGTATTGGAAAGACCACAGTTGCTAAGGCACTCTGTAATGAATTGGGAGTAGACTTTTATGTCATCAATGGATCCGACGAGGGTAGATTCCTTGATACTGTCAGAAACAATGCGAAAAACTTTGCTTCGACCGTATCGCTTTCGTCAACTGCTAAACACAAAGTCATCATCATTGATGAGGCAGATAACACAACCTCAGATGTTCAACTCCTTTTACGGGCGTCTATTGAGGAATTTAGTAAGAATTGTAGATTCATCTTCACCTGCAACTACAAAAACAAAATCATCGAGCCACTTCACTCCCGATGTGCAGTCGTTGAATTTGGAATCAAAGGAAAAGACAAAGCCAAACTTGCTGCAGGTTTTTATAACCGCCTTCAAGAAATCCTTCAAACCGAAGGTGTAGAATTTGATCAAAAAGTTTTGATTGAATTGATCAATAAGCACTTTCCAGATTGGCGTCGTGTATTGAATGAGTGTCAGAGATATGCATCTAATGGTAAAATAGACTCAGCAATTCTTGCATCTTTTTCTGATGTTTCCGTCAATGAACTTATTAAAAACCTTAAAGAAAAAAACTTTCCCGAAGTTCGTAAATGGGTGGTCAATAATTTGGACAACGATTCTTCTGATCTGCTTCGTCGCATTTATGACTCATCTTACGAGTTTCTTGTTCCTAGTTCTATTCCTGCTGCTGTTTTGATCATAGCTAAATACCAATATCAGATTGCTTTCGTAGCAGATCAAGAGATTAATTTGCTTGCAGCGTTAACTGAAATTATGGTTGAATGTGAATTCAAATGATTGTTAGTGAAAGTGATGCAGTTTGGGCTGCAAATGAGTTTATTGAATATTTTTCTCATATGTCTAACATTGAAGACTATTTGAGATTTGTAAAAAAGGAAGTGATTGCATCTACAAGTTCTCTTGTATCACTGCACGATGAATTTTTTAATGAAGATGTTCATCCTGAAGACATGGATTTTGATATTAAGTTTGTTGGTACTCGATTTCAAAATGCGGTCCCTCAAGAACATTATGTCAATCTTCTGAGAGCAGTTTCTTCGCATAATAATGAAGCAAATATTCCAGGACGTGAATTGCGTTGGATGGTGTTTGAAAAGAACACCAAAAAAGTTCTTGGATTTATTCGTTTTGGTTCACCCACAATCAATTCAAAACCTAGAAATGAATGGTTGGGTAAGTCACCAGATCTTACTATCTTTAATAGACATGCAGCTATGGGATTTGTAATTGTCCCATCGCAACCTTTTGGATATAATTATCTTGGTGGTAAACTTCTTGCCCTTCTTTGTTGTTCACATCTTGCGAGAGAGTCTCTAAATGAGGTATTTGAGAAGGATATTGCTTTGTTTGAGACTACATCTCTTTATGGATCCACAACAGATGCATCTCAGTATGATGGTCTAAAACCTTTTATGCGGTACAAGGGATTGACAGAAAGTAAATTTCTTCCGCTTCTTCATGATGAGGTATTCCATAAGTTGCATGACAGATTTACTTTATTGAATAATAATACTCCATTGACGGATAACAAAGCTTCATCCAAAAAGATGAAGCGCCAGACAAAGATGATTTCTATTATTCGCAATTCACTTCAAGATAAACAAAAACTTGCTGAATTTAATTCTGTAATTGGCGCCGCATTTGCATTAACTCAAAAGAAAAGATTTTATATCTGCGATTATGGTTATTCAAATGTTAGAGAAGTAATTCTTGGCGAACAGAAAGAACTTCTTCGTGGTTTAAATTGGGATAAGTTTTATGTAGAAAATATTATTTCTTGGTGGAAGAAGAAATCAGCAAAACGATATGAAAAACTAAAAATAGAAAATAGATTCAGAACTAAGGTCGAACTCTGGACGGACGACGATGAAATTCAAATTATCCGATGAAATGTGAAGTCCAACTCTATGTTGCTGGCACGGTTTTTTATGAGACTGTAATTGCCAAAGATTATAAAGAAGCAAAAGAAGTCGCTCTTGCTCGTAATCCCAATGCAAAAGTAATTGCTGTAACTGCAAAATTTAAATAATGGAACTCAAAGACTGGTTAAATTCAATTAACTTTACAAAAGAAGATTTATCCGAAGAGATAAAATCTTATCCACCATATATTATCAATAGATGTTTATCTGGACATATTGATTGCATCATGTTTGCAAATGAAATGAACATGAATCATCATCTTGATAAAAATCTACAATATTCCTTTTATCTAAATAGTCTAAGGAAAAAAAAGAGATTCTCTCCTTGGATCCGAAAAGATAATATCAAAGATTTAGAATGCGTTAAGCAGTACTATGGTTATAGTAATGAAAAAGCATCTCAAGTTTTGAAGATTTTATCCAAACAACAAATCGACTTCATAAAAAAACGACTTGAAACTGGTGGAAACAATGGCAAACCAAACAACTGAACCTCAGGTAAATTGGGCTCCTCATATGATGGTAGAAGTCCTTTTAAACGAACCTGACGATTTTCTAAAGGTACGGGAAACCTTGACTCGTATCGGAGTGGCATCAAGAAAAGAGAAAAAACTCTACCAAAGTTGTCACATTTTACATAAACAAGGAAAGTATTATATCGTTCACTTTAAGGAATTATTTGCTTTAGATGGCAAATATGCAAATCTTACCGTAAACGACGTTCAGCGCCGCAATCGAATTGTACGTTTACTTGGCGATTGGGGATTAATCACTATTATTAACGAAGATTTGGTCCAAGACATTGCTCCTTTGAATCAAATCAAAGTAATTGCACATAGAGATAAGAGTGAGTGGATTCTGGAACAGAAATATAATATTGGTAAAAAGAAATCGGTGGTTGAAGAAACCGAATAATTTTGTGGGGAGTTCAACACTCCCCTTTTTTGTGATTGTTGTATAATTAGTAGTGGATGCCGCAAGGGTCCACAAAACACAAACTCGCTTTTAAAGGAGCTACCATAATGACTAACCTTACACGTTACACTGCTGCGGATCTTCCTGCACTGATGGATAAGATCACTCGCAATAGTATTGGTATGGACGAGTATCTTGATCGTCTGTTTAACTTTGAATCAAATTCAAATTATCCCCCATACAATCTTGTTCAAGTAAGCAATGTAGAATCACGTTTAGAACTTGCACTTGCTGGATTTAAGAAGGAGGAAGTTCATGTGTACACCGAGTATGGAAAACTTTTTGTTGAAGGGCAAAAGGAGGATAAATCCTCTGAATCCAACTACATCCATCGAGGAGTGGCTCAAAGAAGTTTCCAGAGAGCATGGACAATCGCAGATGATACAGAAGTCAAAGAAGTTAAATTCGAAGATGGACTTCTTTCAATTGAATTGAAAAAAATCGTTCCTCAACATCATCAAAGAAAAGATTATATCTAAATAGAATTGAATATCGTCGGCGCAGAGGGGAGACTGGCACAATCCAGTCATTTCCCCTCTTTTTTGTATAAATAAACAAAACCTGTATGTTACGAGTTGGACATTCTTTTGTCACTCTTAATCTGGGTCAATGGACTTACAATCCAGAGTGGGGGGAATGATTGTGTTAATCAGAACCTTATGGGGCAGTATCGAGTAGGAACAAAAGAGATACTGATTTGCGAAGAGAATATTCAAAAGCACAACATATCAAAAACAGAAGTCATTCAACACGAATACATTCATTATGTTTATGATAAGAAAAAAATTAAAAAAACCATTCTACCAACTCCTTTACATCACTTTTTAATTAAGCATTTTATGGATGATCGTGAGAAACTTTTTGTATTTCTTCACGAAAACGATTACTCATCAGGCGAAGAGTTAGAAGCAAGATTTTTGTCACGACTTCCAACGGCATTTTTATTTTTCTTATGATTGACTTTTTTTTCTTTTCTGTTAGAATGGATGTAAATGGATGTGATTATGGTTAAGTTATTAGTTTTGTCCGAAGATCAAATTTTGATCACACAAATAGAAGAAGTCGGTTCTGAAATGGGAGAACCTGATTGTAAGTTGACAAATCCCTTTGTTGTAAGAGGTGATAGTTTAGAACCATGGTTGGTAAACGTAACAAACCAAAATGTTTTCATGATTCATTCTGATAAGATTTTGACAATTACTGATCCAAAGCCAACACTTCTTGAAAAATACGAGCAACTGACTAAATGAAATTTTACACAAACGTACAATTAATTGGAAATCAGTTTTTAGTTCGTGCATATGATAATGGAAATTATGTAATGTTCAAGGAGGAATATACTCCAACTCTTTTTATTCCAACAAAAAAAGAATCAAAGTATAAAACTCTTGAAGGAGAAAGTGTTGAACCAATTCAACCTGGATTTGTAAGAGACTGTAGAGAGTTTTATAAAAAGTATGAGGGTGTAGATGGGTTTCGTATCTATGGAAATGATAGATATGTCTCTCAATACATTTCTGAAAAATATCCAGAAGACGAAATCAAATTTGATATTTCTAAAATTCGTTTGTACAGTTTGGATATTGAGGTTGCATCTGAAAATGGGTTTCCAAACGTAGAGTCAGCTTCAGAAGAAATTCTTCTGATTACGATTCAAGATTATAATACAAAAAAGATTATTACTTGGGGAACAAATCCGTTTAAAAATAAACAAGATAATGTCACTTACTATGAATGTGGTGATGAATATAATCTACTACAAACTTTTATTGAGTGGTGGGATCATAATCATCCAGATGTGATTACTGGATGGAACGTGCAACTTTACGATATTCCATACATTTGCCGAAGACTCAACAGAGTTTTGGGTGAGAAGCAAATGAAACGCATGTCTCCTTGGGGACTGAATACAGAAAACGAGATTTATGTAAGCGGTAGAAAGCAGGTTTATTTTGATGTCGGTGGTATTACTCAACTTGATTATTTGGATCTCTATAAAAAGTTTACTTATAAAGCCCAAGAATCATATCGCCTAGATCATATTGCTGAAGTTGAACTGGGACAGAAAAAACTTGACCACTCAGAGTTTGATACATTCAAAGATTTCTATAGCAAAGGTTGGCAAAAGTTTGTAGAGTACAACATCGTTGACGTGGAACTTGTTGACCGTTTGGAAGATAAGATGAAACTCATTGAACTTGCTCTCACTATGGCTTTCGATGCGAAAGTAAACTTTGGTGATGTTTTCTATCAAGTTCGCATGTGGGACAACATCATCTATAACTATCTAAAGAAGAGGAATATTGTTATTCCCCCTAAAGAACGTACAGCAAAAGACACTAAGTATGCGGGGGCATATGTTAAGGAACCGAATCCTGGGGTATATGATTGGGTGGTCAACTTTGATCTCAATTCTCTTTATCCCCATCTTATTATGCAGTACAACATTTCGCCAGAAACCCTCCTGGACGAAAGACATCCCACTGCAACTGTTGAAAAGATCTTAAATCAAGAAATTAATTTTGAACTCTATAAAGACCAGGCAGTTTGTGCCAACGGAGCAATGTTCCGTAAGGATGTTCGTGGATTTCTGCCAGAACTTATGGAGAAGATGTATAACGAACGAGTTATTTTCAAAAAGAAAATGATTGAGGCAAAAAAGAAGTATGAAAAAACTCCGACGAAAGAATTGGAAAAGGAAATTGCAAGATGCAACAACATCCAGATGGCAAAAAAGATTTCTCTTAACTCTGCTTATGGTGCTATCGGCAATCAGTATTTCCGCTACTATAAATTAGCCAATGCAGAGGCAATTACTCTTTCTGGACAAGTCAGTATTCGCTGGATTGAAGGAAAGATGAATTCTTATCTCAATAAAATTCTCAAGACAAATGATGTTGATTATGTTATTGCTTCAGATACTGATTCTATCTACCTTAACATGGGTCCTTTGGTTGAATGTGTATTCAAAGGAAGAGAGAAAACTACTCAAAGCATTGTTTCGTTCCTTGACAAGATCTGTGAAATGGAACTTGAAAAGTATATTGAAGGTTCTTACCAAGAATTGGCTGACTATGTGAATGCCTATGATCAGAAGATGCAGATGAAGCGTGAGAATATTGCAGATCGTGGAATCTGGACTGCAAAGAAACGTTACATTCTGAATGTGTGGAACAGTGAAGGTGTTGCATATTCTGAACCCAAACTTAAGATCATGGGAATTGAAGCAGTCAAATCCTCCACTCCTGCTCCTTGTCGTAAAATGATCAAAGATGCTCTTAAGATCATGATGACTGGTAGTGAAGATGATGTGATTAATTTTATTGATAAGTGTCGTGAACAGTTTAGATCGCTTCGTCCAGAAGATATTGCCTTTCCAAGAACAGCATCTGATGTTCAAAAATATCATTCTTCATCAGAAATTTATAGTAAGGGCACACCCATTCATGTGCGCGGAGCTTTACTGTTCAATCATTATGTCAAACAGAAAAAACTTACGAATAAGTATTCTTTGATTGGAAATGGTGAAAAGATTAAGTTTGTATATTTGAAAAAACCGAATACCATTCAAGAAAATATTATTTCTTTTATTCAAGACTTTCCCAAAGAACTGGGTCTTGACAAATATGTGGATCATGACCTACAATTTGAGAAAGCATTTCTTGAACCACTGAAATCAATCCTAGATGCGATTGGTTGGAATGTAGAAAAAACTGTAAACCTTGAATCATTTTTTGCCTAATGGATTTACCTATTAATGACGAAGAACTGAATACAATTGTAAAAGCACTTAGTTTTGGTGGAGATTCTGCTCTGTATCATAAACTGAAACTAGTTAAAGAACTTAAAGAACAAGGTTTACCTTATAAGAAAATTTTACGTGAACAATACGGGATGGTGGCATGATGATTAAACTGAATTATTATATCAAAGAGTTTCCAAACACAATACTCTTTAAATTTTTTAAAACTAAAGAAGCAGTAGAAATGTTTAAATTTCAAAATCCAGATTATGTTTTTATTGGAAATAAGTGATGGACTTTTTAAAGGATATTGTAAAAGAAATTGGTGATGATTACACCAAGTTAGCATCAGATATTGACGAAACTGAAACATATGTGGATACGGGTTCATATGTTTTTAATGCACTGGTTTCAGGTAGTATATTTGGTGGTGTATCTGGGAATAAGATTACTGCTATTGCTGGAGAGTCTTCTACTGGAAAGACTTTTTTCTCTCTCGCTGTGGTTAAGAATTTTCTTGATACTCATCCCGATGGTTACTGTCTCTACTTTGATACTGAAGCTGCTATTACCAAGTCACTCTTAGAATCTCGTGGTGTTGATACTGCTCGAACAGTTGTTGTAAATGTAGTGACAATTGAAGAGTTTCGTAGTAAAGCACTTAAGGCAGTTGATATTTACTCAAAAAAACCTGTAGAAGAACGCAAACCTTGCATTTTTGTGTTAGACTCTTTGGGTATGCTTTCTACGGAGAAAGAAATTACTGATGCACTGAATGACAAACAGGTTCGTGACATGACCAAATCTCAACTTGTCAAGGGTGCATTCCGAATGCTCACACTCAAATTAGGTCAAGCAAATGTTCCACTTATTGTCACAAATCACACATACGATGTCATCGGAGCTTACGTACCAACGAAAGAAATGGGCGGAGGTTCTGGACTCAAATATGCAGCATCTACGATCATCTATCTCAGCAAAAAGAAAGAGAAGGATGGAACAGAAGTGGTCGGTAATATTATCAAAGCTAAGACTGCTAAGTCGCGTTTGAGTAAGGAAAATAAAGACGTTGAAATTCGTCTATTTTATGATGAGCGCGGTCTTGATCGCTACTATGGTCTTTTAGAACTCGGGGAACTCGGTGGACTCTGGAAGAATGTTGCTGGACGTTATGAGATTAATGGTAAGAAAATTTATGCGAAAGAGATTCTGAAGAATCCTGATCAATATTTCACTGAAGAAGTGATGCAACAATTAGACGAAATTGCACAAAAGGAATTTAGTTATGGAGCAAGTTGAATTTCTAATTCTTAGAAATTTATTATACAATGAGGAGTATTTAAGAAAAGTTTTACCGTTCATCAAATCTGAATATTTTGAAGATGCAAACCAAAAGATTGTATTCGAAGAGATTGTTTCCTTTGTGCAAGAATATAATAAACTTGCAACAAAGGAAATTCTTTGTATCGAAGTAGAAAATCGTAAAGACATTACCGATACTTCATTTAAAGAGATTGTTCATTTGATTGATAATCTTAATGATGTTCCTATTGAATTAAATTGGATTGTTGATACTACTGAAAAGTGGTGTCGTGATCGTGCAATTTACTTGGCTCTAATGGAGTCAATTCATATTGCTGACGGCAAAGATGAAAAAAAGAATCGTGATAGTATTCCCAGTATTCTGTCTGATGCTTTAGCAGTTTCTTTTGATAATCATGTAGGTCACGATTACTTAGAAGACTATGAGCAACGTTACGAGTCATATCACAAGAAGGAAGAAAAACTTGAATTCGATCTTGAGTTCTTTAACAAGATTACAAAAGGTGGTTTGCCTAGTAAGACTCTCAACATCGCTCTTGCTGGTACGGGTGTCGGCAAATCTTTATTCATGTGCCATGTGGCTGCTTCCATCTTACTGCAAGGAAAAAATGTTCTCTATATCACTCTTGAAATGGCTGAGGAGCGAATTGCAGAACGAGTTGATGCAAATCTCCTTAACGTTCCCATCCAAGAAATTTCGGAATTGCCGAGACAAATCTTTGAAAATAAAGTAACCAATCTTGCAAAGAAAACTCAAGGTACTCTTATCATTAAAGAGTATCCGACTGCATCAGCACATAGCGGTCATTTTAAATCACTTCTTAATGAACTCGCCCTTAAGAAATCATTTAAACCGGACATTATCTTTATCGACTATTTGAATATTTGTGCCTCTTCACGGTATAAGGGAAACCTTTCCGTTAACTCTTATTCGTATATCAAGGCAATTGCTGAGGAACTTAGAGGACTTGCAGTAGAATTTAACGTTCCGATTGTCTCTGCTACTCAAACCACTCGTTCTGGTTATGGAAGCTCTGACGTTGAACTTACTGATACTTCCGAATCCTTTGGTCTTCCTGCTACCGCAGACCTTATGTTTGCATTGATTAGTACGGAAGAACTTGAGGGACTTGGACAAATTCTTGTAAAGCAATTAAAGAATCGTTATAATGATCCTACTATTCATAAACGTTTTGTGATTGGAATTGATCGTGCTAAAATGCGTCTTTATGATTGTGAACAATCTGCTCAAGATGATATCCTTGACAATAAGAAAGAAGAGGAGTATGATTACGAAGAAAAGAAACCAAAAAAATCATTTGAAGGATTTAAATTCTGATGTCTAAAGTTATTGATACAAACAAGTATATTGAATTCGTTCGTCAAACCACAAGTCCTGCAAGTAGCAACTATGCAGATTTAGTTTCTCGTTTGTCTCAACTTGAAGTTGAATTTGATGCTGATGTTCCTCGTCTTCTTACCGCAGCTCTTGGTATAACTGCAGAAGCGGGTGAGTTTACTGAAGTAGTTAAAAAGATTTTCCTTCAAGGAAAACCTTACAACGAAGAAAATGTTTTTCACCTAAAGCGGGAACTTGGAGATATCTGTTGGTATCTGGCACAAGCATGTATGGCTCTTGATACTAACTTTGAGGAAGTTCTGCAAATGAACTTTGAGAAACTGAGTGCTCGTTACCCTGAGGGTGCGTTTGATGTTTATCGTTCTGAAAATCGAGTCAAAGGCGACCTATAAATAAATTACCCTTCGGGGTTTCCTGGGGATATAGCTCAGTTGGTAGAGCGCCTGCTTTGCAAGCAGGATGTCAGGAGTTCGAGTCTCCTTATCTCCATAAATATTTCAAAAACGAATGTCTAGAAATACAGACCTAGCAGATGTTAATGAAATATATTGTGCATATGCATTAAATGGAAATGAATTTCCAGATTCCGCATCCGAATCACAATATAATAAAAAACTGAATATGATTACTGAGGAGCAGGCCAATCAACAGATTGGTAGAGCAATTGCTATGGTCGATGAATTTTTGACATGGGCAAAAAGAAATGGTTACTCTGGTATTCAAGAGACGTATTGGACTGCTAGACCGGGATTTTCTTTTAAGGCAGTTGTTGGTGTGGATGTAGATCAAAGAAAAAATCCAACAGATGTTTTAGTTAAATTTAAAAAAGGTGGATATCTTGGACTGTCTGCAAAATCAACAAAGGGGAAGGGTGATATTGGATTTAAAAACCCTGGAGTCGGAACTGTTGATAAAGATTTAGGATTAAAGTTAAACGATATTAATAAAAAGGAACAGGACAATATTGTAAAACAATTTAAATTACCTGCTTCTGCATCAGCAAGAAAAAATGAGATTAGAAAGAATAAAGCAATTCAGATGCAAACTGATAGATTGGGTTCAAAGGTTTTAAGTGATTGTAGAAATGTTCTTCTTAAAAAACTCAATACATTAAAACCAGAAGAAAGAAGAGATTATATTATTAAAAGTTGGATTGATGCTAGTGAAGAGTTGTATCCACCATATGTTAAAGTTACTGGAAGGGGAACAAAGGATCCATATTCTGCTTCCGTTGAAGATCCACTAAATAATCCAAAATTAAAAGCGATTCTCAATGAGAGAATAACATTTGAAGAAGTGGGTAATGATTCTGTTGGTGTCAAAGCAGGATCTAAAAAAATACTCAAGATGAGATTCAAATATGAATCAGAAAAACTCGCAAGCAGTTTAAAAATGTCTGGTGATCCTTGGTAATAAATAAGATTATATTAAGATAAATATGAAAGAATTTTTCCGATTTATATCCGAAGCAAAAGAATCTCAAGCGTCAATGCAGGCACGACGCATGGGGCTCAAGGGCGATGGCCACGGTGGTTGGTACAATCCCCAGGGAGAATTTGTTGCGAAAACTGAAGGGGGGGAACTAAAGTTTTATAATCAAGGGCAGAGAACTGGACAAAGAGATATTCCTCAGCAAAGAACCAAAGCAAATCAGCAAGTTGCGGCAACACAAGCAGCAACAAAACCACAAGAACAAGAACCACAAAGAAAAGAAGCAGAAGTTCTTCGTGGTGATGAAGAGGGTAAAGGTGTAACAGTTGTATTTGGTCGCTTCAATCCACCAACAACGGGACATAAAAAACTTCTTGATTCTGCATCAAACATTTCTGCAGGATCTGAGTTAAGAGTTTATCCATCAAGAACACAAGATGCAAAGAAGAATCCATTAGATCCTTCAACTAAGATTGAATACATGAAAAAAATGTTCCCCAAATATGAGGAGAATATTATTGATGATGATAACATGAAATCAATCTTTGATGTTCTAAAAGTTGCTGATGAAGATGGATTTACTGATATAACTATTGTTGTCGGTGCAGATCGTTTGGGAGAATTTAAAAACTTAGCTAATAAGTATAATGGAGATCTTTATACCTTTGACATGATCAATGTTGTATCTGCAGGTGAACGCGATGCTGATGCTGAAGGTGTAGAAGGAATGTCAGCATCTAAAATGAGAAAGGCAGCGGCAGATAATGATTTTGAAACTTTTAAATCTGGTATTCCAAAATCTTTAGGTCCAGAAGAAACAAAAAATCTTTTTAATGCTCTCCGCAAATCTATGAGAGTATCTGCAAAAGAGTCATATAATCTTTGGGAGATTGCACCTAAGTTTGATATGTGGAATCTCCGTGAAAATTATATAACCAAAAAGATTTTTAGACTTGGAGATCTTGTAGAAAATTTAAACACTGGTTTGGTTGGCGAAGTAATGCGTCGCGGTGCTAATCATCTAATCTGTGTAACCAAAGAAGGTTGGATGTTTAAGTCTTGGATTAAAGATTTAATGGAATATACTGAAGTGAAGATGGATAAGCAAATGAGAACTCCAAAGAAACCAAACACACTAATTGGAACCACTGGTTACTTTAAAACAGCGGCAAAGATGACTCCAGGATCTTTAGATGTTGGAAAAGAAAATCTTCAGTATGGTGGAAAGTCCTATGGGATTAATTTTATAAATAAGTACAGGAAAAAGTAATTTTTATTAAGATGTCTCAAAATATTTTAAATGATATCTCCAAGGTGTATTTGGAGAAAGTTGCAGTTCAGGAAGCTGTAAGGGGACAAGATACTGAAATGAGAAAGGCTGCTTCTGCAGAAAGAAGAGCGGGTGATACCTTGACTAAAAAACTTCCCCCAAGCGAGGGTAAGAATTATGGAAAGTATCTGGGGCACCAAATTTCTTACGTCGATAAGAAAACGAAAGGAAAGTATATTCCTGGTATGGCAAGAGAAGCACTGGATCCTGTAGGTCATGAGGATGCAGATATTGATAATGATGGTGATACAGATAAGTCTGATAAGTATCTTCATAAACGTCGTAAGGCAATTGGTAAAGCGATTGCAACCCGTAAAGAATCATTCTCTAACTGGAGACAAGATCTTGCTGAAGTAATGGATAAAATTGAGAAGGATAATGAGCATAAGCAAATCAAAGAAAAGAAAAATATAAACAACAAGATTGTAATTAATCCAGATTTTAAAGAAGCGGTGGAAGAACTCGGTGGAGTTCTTCTTGAGACTGTTGAAATTGATAAAGCACTTGGAGAACTTGGTGAGTCTTCACATCTAGAGACTGATATGAAGAAGCGTGCAGAAGCAAATGAAAAAGCACGCAAAGAGATGATGAAGACGAAGGCGCACAAAGATATGGTTTCTGCAGTAAGAAAGAAATTTGATGAAGCTTTTGTAGATCCAGAGCACGGTGAAACACCAAGCGGAAGAAGTCCATTGCAGAATGTTTCAGATCATCCCAAAGCATCTGTACGAAAAACTGCTGTAAAAGGATTTAAGAAGCAGATGAGTAAAGAGTATGGTGGAAGCTGGAAATCTAGATCTGGTGATCCTGTAGGTGAAGAGTATCAAGTTGATGAGGGTATGCATAGAGATGCTGAGACTGGTGAAATTGTAAGTAAAGCAGTTCCAGGTAGAACTTATTATCCTGCTCAACCTATGAAAAAAACTTCGGTTGCTATTGAAAAAGAAAAAAAAATGAAAAAGGCAAATGAAGAAGTTGAACTTGATGAAAAAACTTTGACTCCTGCAGAGAAAAGAAAAAGAGAAGAAATTGCAACATCAATGAGTCTCAAAGATTTTGAAAAGAGATATCCTGGCCGTGGAATGGAGGTTAAACTTGCCACTGCTACAAAGATGGCAAAAAAGTTGGCAGAGGCAGATAAAACAGCACTTGATCTTGTAAGACAAAGCGTTGAAAAACAATATGGTAAAGATGCTTTGATGACTGGAAAGACAAAGAAACCAAAACCAACTGCAGCACAAAAGGCAGCAGCACAAAAGGCATCTGCTAATTATCAAAAGAAAACTTCTGAATACTTACACTCTTCTCCAAGAGATTGATTTTCTAAATAGTCCAGGATACTCTCTATTCGGAGGACATCATGGACGCAGTAGTAGCGGTTGTAAAACCACTTCTGATTTCAATTGCAACACATCCTGCTGTAAAGCAATTGGTTGTAGACCTTCTTGCAAAGTATGTAAGAACGACAGATAACTCGATTGATGATGTTGTATTTGCATTAGTTAAAGATAAGTTATTCACACCACAGAAATGATTACTTGCCTAGTTACTAACTGGGGAGTAACGATTGTTCTCGGTCTATTGTTAACTGCTTCAGAGTGGTTAGCAAAAACAAAAAGATTTGAGGAGAATGGTTTACTTGATCTTATTTCTAATTTTTTAAGAGTTATGCTTCATAAGGGAGACCAAAAGTAAGGTCTCCTTTTTTTATAAATATTTCTAGCAAAATTTTTACGGAAAAAAACATGGCACTCTGGGGAAATAATGACGCAAAAGGATCTGGTGGAACCGTATCCCTTGACTATACTACTCTTATTGTAACTGGTAGTGGCACAACCTTCGGTCAAGTTGGCGCAGCTGCCACTGGTGATGTAATTCGTTTTGGTCCACAGGGAGAAATTGGAAACGCTGTAATTGTTGGTATTGCTAGTACCACACAACTCTCTATTGCATCAACTGCTGGTTTAAGTGGTGTTGCAGTTGCTGCTACCGATTTCCAGATCAGCGAACTTCCTAAGTATACTGTTCTTGATAGCCGCTGGAGTGAAACCAATACAGGTTATGAACCACATATCTATGGTGTCGCTGATGGTGGAATTGCCGCAGCGCAAGGAACTTCATATGCACTGACACATGAAGGTTGGGTTGGTGTTACAACCTATGTTGATACTCATGGCAATCTGAGAGTTAAGTCTGAAACTTTGGTTGCAATGTCCGGTATCACAACTGGCAATCTTCCAATTTACGACGGCGATCCAACAGTTGCTTGATAATATATGATTTTTAATGAATTGAATGAGGAAAATTTTCTTTTATTCGCCATCAAACATTATGAAAATCCTCAGGCAGTAACCAAAGAAGATTTTGATAAAGATCTACAGCATTTCAAATACATTAAGCGTTTGCTTAAAAAGTATAAGAACACTGGAGAATTGAAAGCACATTTGCTTTTGAATCACTTTATCATTCTTTATAATATTTTTAGTGATGCTGCCACTCCAATGCTATTTTATAAGATTGAAAAGGATCTTTGGTCAACAGTAAAAACATTTGTTTTATTTTTAAACAAATTGCCAGAGACTCCAAGATGTTATATTCATGATGTTTCTGTTGATATAAACTGCCTATCAGAACTTCAGAACATTTGTAAAAATGGCCAATCTTGAAAGAATTATTCAAATGATAAGGGAACAAATGGTAGCAAATGCTCCAGGAGGTTCTGGTGGGTTTAGTGGTTCTTCAGATCCAAAAGGGCCAACCGCTGGATTTGATCCTGTTATGGGATTGAAAAGAAGAAAGGGACCACAAATTAAGTTACCTCCAGGTTCCCGTAAAAGGTGGAAAACTGATAAATAAAAATGACCAACACTATGCCATTCGTTGAGATAACGGAGTAAAAAATTCTCATCATGGCCGAAGAAATTAGAGTCGCCATTCTAGAACAAAAACTGGAAGATTTAAAAGATATCATTGTCAAGATTGATAATGCTATCGAAAAACTTAGTGAAGTAAATAGTAATGTGAGTAAGATGCTCGCAGTACATGAAGAACGAATCACCAAGCAAGAAGAAACTGACACTATACTCTTTGCAAAAGTTGACAAACTCCGTGATAAGGTTGACAGCGATTATGACAGTATTGTGTCAAGAGTACAGGCAATAGAAAAGCGTGTGTGGATGGCTATCGGAGCAATCGCTTGCCTGACATTTTTGATGAATACGAATGTTATTGAAGTCTTGACACCTGGCAGCGAAAGTACTATAATACAGCAGCGAAATTATTGAATTTGATTATGGATTATGTTGATGTTAAATACATCAATTTGATTTCTGCAAGACTGTTAAATTTTAAAAGAATAAAAAATAATCTTTATAATTTTAGATGTCCAATCTGTGGAGACTCAAAAAAGAACAAGAGTAAATCCAGAGGATATCTGTATCAAGTAAAAAATAATACAAACTTCAAGTGTCATAACTGTGGAGTTAATATTTCGTTCAATAATTTTTTGAAGCAAGTAGATCCTGCAATATACAAACAATATACATTTGAAAAGTTTAAAGAGGGACATACTGGAAGAAACTTCATTACCGATGAACCCGATTTCGTTTTTGAGAAACCTGTATTTAAAACCAAGGTTGTTCTCCCTTTATGTTCTGAAGTGGAGCGTGGTAGAACCTATCTTGAGAAACGTAAACTCGACCCAACGAAGTTTTATTATGCAGAAAAGTTTAAAGAGTTTGCTAACTCGCTTAAGCCAACATTTGCAAACACAGATTACGAAGAGTCTCGCATCATAATTCCTTTGTATTATCAGAAAGACCTAATCGGTTTTCAGGGAAGAGCATTGGGTCCATCTCCCAATAAATATATCACTGTCATGCTTTTTGATGATGCACCAAAGATTTATGGACTTGATGATCTCAACAAAGAAAAAACAGTTTATGTTACAGAAGGACCATTTGACTCAACATTCATTTCAAATTCGATTGCTCTGTGTGGAGCTGATGGTGATCTTAATAAGTGGGGGATTAGCAATCCTGTGTGGATCTATGATAACGAACCACGAAATGCAGAAATACATTCCCGCATCTCCAAAGTTATTCATAGGGGGGAAAGAATCGTCATCTGGCCATCTGGCATAACTCAAAAAGATATTAATGATATGGTTTTGTCTGGACTTAATGTTCAGTCTGTGATAGAATCAAATACTTATAGTGGATTAGAAGCAAAATTAAAGTTTACTACTTGGAAAAAAATATGAGTAACGGAACAAAAGTTGTCAAGAGAAATGGTGGAATTGAATCTCTTGACTTGGATAAGATGCACATCATGGTTGAAGAGGCATGTAGGGGTCTTAAAGGGGTCTCTGCGAGTCAAGTTGAAATGCAATCTGGAATCCAGTTTTATGACGGCATCACCACTGGAGAAATTCAAGAAATTTTGATTCGTTCTGCTTCGGATTTGATTGATTTGGATCATCCAAACTATCAATATGTCGCAGCAAGATTGCTCATGTTTTCTCTGCGTAAAAATCTTTATGGTAAGATGAGAGAACTTCCTCATCTTGAGCAGCATATTGTCGATTGCGTTTCCGCAGAAGTTTATGATCACGACATTTACACAAAATATTCTCAAGAGGATATTGATAAAGTAAATAGTTTTATTGATCATGAACGAGATTTTAACTTTACCTATGCAGGCCTTCGCCAAGTTGTGGATAAGTATCTCGTACAAGATCGCAGTACTGGTGGAGTTTATGAAACCCCACAATTCATGTATATCATGATTGCATTGACTATCTTTGCAGAATATCCAAAGGAGACTCGTCTGTCTTATGTCAAACGATACTACGACGCAATCAGCAAGCACAAAATCAACATTCCTACGCCAATCATGGCAGGTGTTAGAACCCCACTTCGCCAATTTGCAAGTTGCGTTCTTATTGACGTTGATGACACCCTTGATAGTATCTTCAGCTCTGATATGGCAATTGGTCGGTATGTTGCTCAAAGAGCGGGAATTGGTATCAACGCAGGTCGCATCAGGGGCATCAACAGCAAAATCCGTGGTGGAGAAGTGCAGCATACAGGTGTTATCCCATTCCTCAAAAAGTTTGAAGCAACTGTCAGATGTTGTACACAAAACGGGATTCGTGGTGGAAGTGCTACTGTCCACTTTCCAATCTGGCACCAAGAAATAGAAGATATTATTGTTCTTAAAAACAATAAAGGTACAGAAGATAATCGTGTTCGCAAACTCGATTACTCAATTCAGATTAGCAAGTTATTCTATGAAAGATTCATTCAAGATGGCGAGATCACTCTTTTCTCCCCACACGATGTACCTGGACTTTATGATGCTTTCGGATCAGATCGCTTTGACGATCTCTATGTACAATATGAAAACGATCCGTCCATTAAGAAAAAAACTGTTAAGGCACAAGAACTCATTCTTGACCTTCTCAAAGAACGTGCTGAGACGGGTCGCATCTACATTATGAATCTTGATCATTGCAATTCTCACTCATCCTTTAAGGATAAAATTGAGATGAGCAATCTGTGTCAAGAAATTACTTTACCAACTTATCCAATTCAACATATCGATGAAGAGCATGGTGAAATTGCTTTGTGCATTCTTTCGGCCATCAATGTTGGTAAGGTAAAATCTGATGAAGAACTTGAAGACCTTTGTGACCTTTCTGTTCGCTCTCTGGACGAGTTGATTGACTATCAGAACTATCCCGTAAAGGCAGCGGAGATCGCCACCAAGGCACGTCGGTCGTTAGGTATAGGGTTTATTGGGTTGGCACACTATTTGGCAAAACTTGGATTTAAATATGACTCTCAAGAAGCATGGAATGCCGTTCACGGACTTTCTGAATCATTCCAATATTTTCTTCTGAAGGCATCAAATCAACTCGCCAAGGAGAAAGGCTATTGCGAAAACTTTGGTCGTACCAAGTATGCAGATGGCATACTGCCCATTGACACTTACAAAAAAGAAGTAGACGAAATCGTTGTCCCTAAGTATCAACATGATTGGGAAACTCTTAGACTATCTATCCTGGAGCACGGCCTCAGGCACTCAACACTGTCCGCACAGATGCCATCGGAGAGCAGTTCCGTTGTGTCAAACGCAACCAATGGAATTGAACCCCCTCGGGGATTTTTGTCCATTAAGAAATCAAAGAAAGGGCCTCTTAAGCAAGTTGTTCCACAATACACATCATTGAAAAACAACTACACATTGTTATGGGATATGAAGAGTAATGAGGGATACATTAAAATTGTTGCTATGATGCAAAAGTTCTTTGATCAAGCAATTTCTGGTAACTGGAGTTACAATCCAGAAAATTATCCAGATAATGAAGTCCCAGTTTCGGTCATGGCAAATGACTTTTTGACTACATACAAGTACGGGTGGAAAACTTCTTATTACCAAAACACGTATGATGCAAAAACTGATGAGGTAACTGAAGACAAGAAACCCAATCTTGAAGATCTAATTAATGAGTTAAGTAAAGTTGAAGAAGGAGAGTGTGAATCCTGTGCAGTTTAAAATTTCATCCACCAAGGAAAACCAAATGCAAGTCAAAGGAATGACAGTATTCAATACTGATCACTTTGATTCCAAAAAACAACCAATGTTTTTCGGAAAACCACTTGGAATTCAACGATATGATTCATACAAATATCCAATTTTTGAAAAACTTACAACTCAACAATTAGGATACTTCTGGAGACCAGAAGAAGTTTCTCTTCAAAAAGATCGCGGAGATTATCAAACACTCCGCCCAGAGCAAAAGCATATCTATACTTCTAATCTGAAGTATCAAATCATGCTTGACAGTGTTCAGGGCCGTGGACCAGGAATGGCATTCTTACCTTATTGCTCACTTCCTGAATTGGAAGCATGTATGGAAGTGTGGGGATTTATGGAGATGATCCATAGTCGTTCATACACATACATCATCAAGAATGTTTATTCGGATCCATCTGAAGTATTTGATACAATCATCACAGATGAACGTATCTTGGAAAGATCTTCGAGTGTCACGGAATCATATGATGATTTCATAAATTCCGCGCAAAGTTATGGTGCATCTAATGCTTGGATGCATAATCTTGAAGGAGTACCGTACGCTAAGGAAACACTCAACGATGTTAAACGAAAGTTGTACAGAGCAGTCGCAAACGTTAACATTCTTGAAGGTATTCGGTTCTACGTTAGTTTTGCTTGTAGTTTCGCCTTTGGTGAACTTAAGCTTATGGAAGGATCCGCTAAGATCATCTCTCTTATCGCAAGAGACGAAAACCAACATCTAGCAATCACGCAAAACATCTTAAACAAGTGGCGTGATGGTGATGATCCAGAAATGAAGCAAATCGCTAAAGAAGAAGAGGAGTGGGTTTATGCAATGTTTGATCGTGCAGTAAATGAAGAAAAACGTTGGGCAGACTATCTGTTCAAAGATGGAAGCATGATTGGACTTAACGATAAACTTCTTCAACAGTACGTAGAATGGGTTGCAAATCGTCGATTAAAAGCGATTGGTCTTAAACCACGATACGATATTTCTGCAAACAATAATCCACTTCCATGGACTCAGCACTGGATTTCTTCTAAGGGACTTCAGGTAGCTCCCCAGGAAACGGAGGTAGAATCGTATGTAGTTGGTGGAATCAAACAAGATATGAAAAAAGATGCATTTAGTGGTTTTAAATTGTAATATTTAAATAAAACATTATACATAGAGGAGCAATAGTCTCCTCTTTTTTTATGCCTAGAAATCAGATTTCTAAACAAGAAATAAAAACTCGTGTGTTAGAATTGAAACATCAACTTTATCTTGATCATATAAGACACGATATGGACATGAAAGGACTTGCCCATAAATATCTGAATCAAGTTATTGACATTATTGATGAGTACCGATATTGACTATGAGAACCCATGGTACTATAATGGGCAAGTGTTTCTTTCCGACAATATTGGTGACAACTTTGGATTCGTTTATTTGATTGAAAACAAATTAAACGGTAGAAAATATATTGGAAGAAAATACTTCTGGTCATTTCGAAAACCAAAAGGCAAAAGTCGAAAAGTAAAATCTGAATCTGATTGGAAAAAGTATTATGGGTCTTGTCCGGAACTTAAAGAAGACATTATCAAGTTTGGCAGAGAAAATTTTAGTCGAACTATGTTATCAGTACATAAAACAGGCGGCAGAACAAACTTCGAAGAAACGCGGCAGTTATTTGCAAACAATGTACTCACAGAATCGCTTGACGATGGAAGCCCAGCGTGGTACAATAGCAACATCCTCAGCAGATACTTCCGAAAAGATTATTATGGAAAAGACGATTGAACCAGTTGCATATGTTCGTGATTGGAGTATTGATCGCATTCATGAACTTGCTGAAGGAGATCTGAAAAGTCAATTTGATGCAGTTGCAATCGCAGAAGAATTTGCTGAGTGGATTCATCTTCCTCAAGGCCCAAACCACCTACAGTGTCTTGTGCTTGAACGACACCCTGGATTTGGGGATCAAGAGATTGACATTCTTGACAAATAATAAATAATCACTTATAATGTTTTTATACCCGTCAAATTCGACGGGTTTTCTCATAATGAGACAGTGAATGACAATTAGAGCCTAGGAGATTGCCCCTTGAGAAAGGGGAAGTGCGCTTTCTCTATTAGGATGTAGAGTTCTATCAATTTTAATGCTTTTTAAAACACTTTCAATTCTTGCTTTTGCTGTTACAGGACTGGCACCCCTTCAAGCAAAGGCAGCGAGCGGATGTTCCCTCGCATCACATTATGGTATTGGTGACGGATATCATGGGCAGACAACTGCTAATGGAGAAAGATACAATGCTTATGGAAAATCAGTAGCACATCGATGGTTGCCTTTTGGTACTAAATTGCGAGTAACGAATCAATCAAATGGCAAATCTGTAATTGTGCGTGTAAATGATCGTGGCCCTTACGTTGGCGGACGAGATCTTGACTTGTCTTATGGTGCATTCTCTTCCATTTCTCACCCAGGTCGAGGCGTTGCTAACGTATGTTATTCACGAGTCTAATTGAATAATAAATATTGGGGAGGCAGGTTCTCCCCTTTCTTATGTCAATCTCAGCAAAGGTTGTATCAAAACTTTTAAGTTGGTCGAGTGATAATCAACTTAAGAATCGTTGTAAAATTACTCTTGATACATACTTACATTACGAGCCAAATTTAACTGAGGAAGAATTAGAAAAGGCTCTAAAAATTTATCTTGAAGGTCTAGAAGATGAACTTCAATTTTGGTAAAAAGAAACCAGATAAAAAGCAATTACTTATACTTAGTGTAGTGTTATCAAGTATAATTGCAACACTCTCACAATGTACTGGAGCATCAGAAAATGGACTTTGGGACTTATTGGATGAGATTCAGAGAAAGTATTTCCCGCAAACTATTCTCAATGAGATTTTTATTCAAGATTCTGACAAAGTAGAACGTAGAATCAAGCGGGATGTTGATAGAGCGATTCGTGATGTCACACCAGAGTATGATCGGATTATTTCCGATTATGCTCGCAAATATAAACAAAAATATGTGGAAGAAAAAAATGATGAATCTGTGTGTTACACTGATGAATGTAAAGCACTTGCACCACCAATGAGAATCTGTTCTATATGGGTTGACGACTGCCCCAAGGACTAGTATAATAAGAAAGTCGTTAGGGTCCATAGTTCAGATGGATAGAACAACAGCCTTCTAAGCTGTGTGTCGCAGGTTCGAGTCCTGCTGGACCTGTTGACAATTATACTCAATTACTCTATAATTGTCTCATAAGCGGGTATGGTGTAGCGGTAACACGCCATCCTTCCAAGTTGGAATCACCGGTTCGAACCCGGTTACCCGCTCCTAAATTCCCCTGTGGCGCAGCGGTAGCGCAGTTGACTGTTAATCAATGGGTCGCAAGTTCGAATCTTGCCGGGGGAGTTGGTAGAATACCTTATAAATAAAAAAGTATTCTACCAAATATATGAAACAAACTGCGATCTGTCTAAATTGCTCTAAGGTATTTGAATATAATCCTTACCATAAAAGAGGTAAGTATTGTAATAATAAGTGCCAACAAGAACATTTTAGAAATCAGTATATTGCTGAATGGAAACAAGGTTTAGTTTCAGGAGGTTCTTCTTACAATTTATCTCAATATGTAAGAAATTACCTCATGGAAGCAGCACAACATAAGTGCTCTAAATGTGGGTGGTTTGGAACTAATATTCATACAGGAAAAGTTCCACTTGAAATTGATCATATTGATGATAATCCATTTAATCATTCGCCAGACAATTTGCAAGTTTTATGTCCAAATTGTCATTCTCTAAAAACTCAACCTCCAAATAAAAGTAAAGGTGGAAGATATAAAAATGGAAATCATCCAAAATATGGGAGCATAGCTCAGCGGTAGCAGCGTCTGCTTTACACGCAGAATGTCGGGGGTTCGAATCCCTCTGCTCCCACTTATAAATACTTCAAAAAGATAATGGACGAGTTATACGAACTTCTTCATAAAGCACAAACAAGTCTTTTCTGTTTATTTCAGAAAACCTGGGTTTATCATTGGAACGTGGTGGGATCTGATTTCTATCAACTACATAAAATATTTGGTAAGCAATATGAAACAATGTTTGAGGAAATTGATCGCCTTACAGAACATATGCGTTATCTTCGCATGAAAGCCATAGGTCCAATTAGTATGGTTGTTGAAACTTCGGAAATTCCTGAGGCAAAAACTTCATCAACTGCAGAATCGATGGTCAGTCAATTGCTTGCTGATAACAAGACATTTTGTGAAATGTGTGCTAAAATTTCAGAAGAGTCGGAAAAACAAAGACAATATGCTACAGCAAATCTAGTTCAAGATTTAATGGAAGCACATGGTAAAAATGTTTGGATGTTACGTTCCTTTTTAAAAGAATGAAAAAGAAAACTATTAGTAAACTTATTCAGGGACCCTTGAGGTTTCATCATCAAGATATTCACGAAGAATTAGAAGAGATTAAAGGTAAATTGGATCATGTTAGTAGTCAGATGCAAATGCTGCAACAAAGAATTGATTGGTACATCCAAACTACAGGTTTGCGGTTGCCCAAATCAGATGTCAGTGAAAGAGGACAAGATCTCTGCGATTGACTTATCTCAAATAGTTGTGGTAGAATCACATAACCAGAAAAAACAATCTGGTATTCTTTCATCCCAAGATCTTGCCTTTCAGGAGGCAAGGAGACAGCGTAAAGTTCGTAAACTCGAATTTGACGTTCGTTAAATATTGGAAGGGTGGTCGAGTGGTTGAAGGCTCTAGTCTTGAAAACTAGCGATGTGCAAGCATCCGTGGGTTCGAATCCCACCCCTTCCGTTTATAAGTAGTGTCAAATGAAAATAGCAATTTTAGGTAAAGGGACATCCGCAATTATTACATCCCTTGTGTGTATTAAAAATGGTTATGATGTTGAAATATATTTTGATCCAAATAAACCTCATTTAAACGTTGGTGAATCTACAACTCCACATATTGCAAGAATAATTAAAGAAACATTAAATATCTCAATAGGCGATTTAATAGATGAAAATATTGTTTCACTTAAAAATGGTATATTATTTGACGGATGGGGAATAGGAAATACTTTCCGACATTATTTTAATGGTAACTTTGTAGCTTTTCATTTTGAAAGCGGCACATTTAATAAATTTATTCATGACATTTTAGAAAAACGTGGAGTAAAATATCATGCTTTTAAAATTGAAAAATATGATGTCAATTTAGATTTGGAAGAAATTATTATTAATGATATTTCTTATGATCACTTAATTTGTTGTTCTGGATGGGATAGAGGAGATGAATATAGAAAACCAATTTTTGAAACGGTGAACAATGCACTTGTTTATTCTAAAGAATGTTTCAGTAGTCAACCATACACACATCATTTAGCGACGATTGATGGTTGGCAATTTGGTCTTCCATTTCCAGATAGAAACTTAATCAAACACGGATATCTTTTTAATTCAAAATTTACAAGTATTGAAGATGCAAGAAAAAGTATTGGATATGAAAATGTAAAACACATATCTTGGGATCCAAAATATTGTAAAAAAATGATTCAAAATCGTTTTTGTTCTTATAATGGAAACCGACTAATGTTTTTAGAACCTTTACAAGCTTTATCATTACACTATTACGCAATGTTTGCGGATTTTATTTGTTCTTTTATCGGTGACAGGAAGCATGAAAACTATGTCAAATATAATCAACTATATTACAAAGAAATGTTTAACTATCAATTATCTCTTGCATGGCATTACAGTTATGGGTCTAAATACAAATCCTCATTTTGGAGTGATGTTGTAAAAAGATCACAAGAATTAATGAATACTTCATATATTACTAATCGAGAATATTATGAAGATGCTCTTCAGCACGATAGAAAATTCTCTTCAAGGGAATATTTCAACATTGGATGTTTTGGATATAAAGATTATCTTCAAGTTCATGCTGGTATGATGGGACAAAAAATGGAGTTTAAGGATACCTATACAAATTTCTGGTGATTTAATAATTTCTTAAACAGTGTTACATAATGAACACAATGGTTGACTTTTGAACTGTAGTGATTAGTATATAGTAGTATTATCACTACAAACTCATGGATCAACACACCTATGATAATTGGGTGAAGATCAAAGAAACCTTTGAATCTTCTGGTAATACAGATAATATGTTCTATAAAAGAGCAGTTGAAATTATAAAAACCAGAAGAGATCCCTTAGCAAAATTTCTTGGAGATGAAAAATGATTCAAGAACAAGATGAACTTGTAAGTCGGTCTGAAGTACAAGAGATGATCGATGATGCAATTCGTCAGCACAACCGCAATGCCGCAATTATTTCTATGTGTGTTGGTTGGGTCGTTCTTGCTTTATTTGCTGAAGGTCTCCTCAGACTCATAGGTGTCATTCCACCATTACTGCCATGGCTCAAAATCACCTTGTCGTAACTTTGTTAAATAATGATATATTCCTGGGAACACTTTGCTATCTGTTGACAATGGTCCCTATCTTGGGTATAATGGTCGTACATTCAAGAAAAGACAACGGGGCGTAGTTCAGCGGTAGAATGCTGGTTTTGGGAACCAGAGGTCACAGGTTCGATCCCTGTCGCCCCGATATTAATTTACTTATGAAAATGAATCACGAACTTCAAACGTACACAGTAGAAGATTTTCAAGCAGATTTTGATAATCTAATGTCTAGAGTAGAAAATGGAGAATCGTTTATCATAACAAGCGAGCATGGAAACGCGGTTATGGTTCCTTATAAGGAAGTCATAGAAATATTTGAAGAATCTAAAGTGGATTCAGAAATCATACGCATCCACACCGATCACGAAGAGGGATCGTAGTGGGAGCATAGCTTAATGGTTAGAGCGGCCTGCTTATAACGGGTTAGTCTGGGTTCAACTCCCAGTGTTCCTATTGGGTGCAACAAGGAACGTTGTATTAAACGAAGGGTCCCCTCTGCTGAATCGTAGATTATCGTGGTCAGACACCCTCGCCCAAAATGCTCCTTTAGCAATCTGGTGAATGCACCGAACTCATAATTCGGCTAAGGTGGGTTCAATCCCCTCAAGGAGCATGTAATAAATACGTTTAGAATTTAAACACTTATGAAATTTATTGGACTGAGATTGTGTGAACACGATTCAAATATTTCTTATTCTAATGGAAAATATGTAAAATATTACAAATCGGAAAGAGATTATCAAATTAAACATCACGGATTTCAAGATCTTAATCAGTGGAAAAGAATAATTGATAGTTGGAATATCAATCCTTCTGAGATAGATGCGATAGGAATTGTTCTCGATTGTTTTAGGCATCCCCATTTGAAATGTGATGAAAGTAAACTATATGAGACAATTGATATTCCCTTATTTAAAAACATGGGATTCAATTGTCCAGTTTTTAGAGTAGATCATCACTATGCACATTTTTTAAGTTCATGGCCATTGGATATTGATCCCACGATAGGATTTGTATTTGATGGATTTGGAGATGATTTTATTACCCACAGTATTTTTAAATCAGAAGAACGAACACTTAAATATGATAGAACATTCTCCCCCAGTTTTGGAATAATTCTTTCGAGGGTTGCATTGTGTTTGAATATTGGGGGATCTTCGTATGATCATGCTGGAAAAGTTATGGCATTAAAGGGATATGGAAATATTTCCTCAGAAGAACTTGAGCGGGAAAAAACAAGACTTTCGAGATTTAATCTAAATTTTTTAGATATATTGTGGAATACTCAATGTATCCCAGAATTAGAAAAACAGGGTCAATATAATCATATTCAAATATGTCACGAGATAACTGAAGACATTTATGTTGAACATTTTAAAAAATATTCCAATCAAAATGATATAGTCTGTTACTCCGGAGGAGTTGCTCAAAATACTATTATTAATAGTAAAATTAAAAAACATATTCCAAATCTTCATATTCCCCCACACTGCAATGATGAAGGATTATCTTTAGGAGTTATTGAATTTCTTAGAAAATATTTTCAACAAGAAAAATTTGATAATTCTGGATATCCTTTTTGGCAATTTGATGAAGCACCAGATTCCATTGTTTCCGAAAAAACTATTTCTAAAACTGCAGAACATTTAGCAAATGGTAAGATTGTTGGGTGGTATCAAGGAAACGGCGAAGTTGGATCTCGAGCTCTTGGAAATCGTAGCATTTTAATGAATCCTTTAATTAAAAATGGAAAAGATATTCTTAACCAGAGAGTTAAGCATCGTGAATGGTTTAGACCTTTTGGTGCATCAATTTTAGAAGAAGAAACGCAAAATTATTTTGATTGGAATGGGCATTCTCCATATATGCTCTATGTGATGAATATATTGAACAAGCAAAGTTTTCCAGCAATCACTCATATAGATGGAACTTGTAGAACACAAACCGTTTCTTCAAACTTATCTTCTTATTATAGTTTAATTGAAAAATTTAAAACTATTACTGGAGTTCCAATGCTTTTAAATACCTCATTAAACAATGGTGGAAAACCAATTTGTGGAAGAATAAATGATGCTTTGGAACTTTTTTCTGCAACTGATTTGGATGTGCTGGTAGTTGGTGATCAGATTTACGAAAAGACTTGACAGAACCTTCATCAAACCAGTATAATATCAAGGTCAACATTCAAAACAATGACTATCGTTTCCAAATTCAAGAAAGACATTCAGACTCTTCGCGGCGCTGCTAACGGCGATTACTATCTTGATGTAAAGAATCCGAAACTTTATAAAAAGATTCGTCGTTACTATGAAAGCGAAGGTGTAGTATTTTCTGGTGATCCTTTGGATGACTATGAGATGCTCATGGAATATGTTTATAATGATCTTGAATCTGTTGAGGTTGCATGAAGATTATTCTTGAACGATTTCCTTATCGTTACATAGAATCGGGAATCTTAGACAACGGGTTCCCCGACTATCGCATTCAAAAAGCAGATAGTTGGACTAAGCGTTATTCTGATATGTACTTATGTGATAACGGAATGCAATTGACAACTGCTATGGAAGATTTTGAATACACCAAATGGCTTGATCCTGAAGGTGTACCTTGCTATATAAAAGATGAAGAAGACACGGATGGTCTATAACAGCACTGGTCGGGAGCAAACCCCTTATGTCTAAAGCAAGTATCTTAAGATATCTTGGAAACCTTTTCCTTATAGTGGGATATCAAATCATGCTATGGGGAGAATTCAAATATGGTTTAATGTTAAAATGTATTGGAGGTCTTCTCACAGTGCCCTTTGCCATTAAACTTAAACTTTGGGATGTATTATTTTTGTGTGCATTCTTTGGTATCTCCGAAATATCAAAGTTAACCCAACTTTTCTTAGTTTCGAAAAACTAAGTGGTGGAGTCAATTTGACCTAAAATGAAAAGTAAAAAAATTTTTTATCATCCTGATCCAAAATCTCCATCTTCTGTGGAGAATTTGCATGTACCAATAAAAATTGATACAAGTTATTCAGAAGATTCTATTCTTTCATCTTGTCCAGTATGGGCTCATCAAAGTTCTAAAATTTTTACTGTCTATGCATCATCAAATTTACATCTACAAATAGATACAAATTCTGATTATGTTCATTCAAATAATTTAAATCAAAAAGAATTTGATGAATATATTATTCTTGCAGAAAATTGGAAT